TTATATTAAGTACAAGTATGAGGCTATAAAAATTGAGTGGGAAGACTTGGCTTACCGGACCTATACCCCCGATTTCGTGTTGAACAATAATATAATTATTGAAACAAAAGGAATGTTTACTGCGTCCGATAGACGAAAGCATTTGTTTATTAGAAAGCAGCATCCAGAACTTGACATTCGATTTGTGTTTGAAAACAGCAGACGCAAGCTTAGAAAGGGAGCAAAGTCTACGTATGGTCAGTGGTGCATCAAGCACGACTTTATATACTATGACAGAATAATACCTGAAGATTGGTTAAAGGAAGGTCGAAAGAAAAAGGTCGGGCGGTTTATAAAATTCAAAGGAACGAAAAGGAAAAGCAATGACAGCTAACGAACACAACGAACATATAGATAAAGAGGACTTCTTAATACAGGTACGTCCACGATTAAATGAAGACTTTAACTGGACAGGAGAGGTCGAAATAAATATAATATCGTCTGATAATTCCTGCCTAGACAAAGATGAAATGGATGCGTTGCTTTTCTTTTGCCAGATGATCTGCGCTTGTGTTCCTATATATGATGAGCATGACAGCATACGAGAGATGGCAGCGTGGTTAGTAAATGAAAAGTATGCTGAAGGAGCAAAGAAAAAACTTAATGGTAATAACAGAGACGCAGAAGTTATAAGCACAGAAAATAATGTTATCAGAGTGGACTTTAATCCAAAGAAGGAGCGACACTGACATGTCTACTTTAATGAGATATGATGATGAGTTGCCTAGTGATGTAGAGCGGCAGGATGACGTAAACAATCCACAACATTACAATGCTAATGGACTTGAAACCATTGACTTGATTAAGCAGTCTATGTCAGAGGAAGAGTTCAAAGGTTATCTTAAGGGAAATATACTTAAGTATGTTAGTCGGTATCGCCATAAGCACACCGAAGAGCCAAAGAAGGATTTGCTAAAGGCAGAGTGGTACTTGAATAGGCTATTGAAAGAGTGGTAAAATGATTATAAAAGTTCTGATGACATTGAGTATTGACACCGAAGAATACCCCATGCCTGTTGATGGATACGTGTCTGATGAAGTTGAAGATTCTTTACGTGAACATTTCTACGATGTAGATGGCATGGTGGTTAATAAAATTAATGTTATACAGGAAGGAATAGATAAATGAGTAACGTACTACCCACAAGCTATCAAAATTTCATTGCTATGTCACGATATGCAAGGTGGAATGAGGAGGAAAACAGACGAGAAACGTGGGTAGAAACCGTGTGTAGGTACTTTGACTATATGGAAAGTATGCTGGCAAAGAAGCACTCCTACAAGTTGTCAAAGGAATTACGAACTGAGCTTGAGCAAGCGGTTATAGGACTTGAGATCATGCCTAGCATGAGGGCTGTGATGACAGCAGGACCAGCCTTAGATCGTTGCAATGTGGGTGCGTACAACTGTTCATATCTTCCTATAGATAATCCTCGTGCCTTTGACGAAGCCATGTATGTTCTAATGAATGGCACGGGCGTAGGGTTTAGTGTAGAACGAGATCATGTAGAAAAGTTACCTGTTGTAAGTGAAACATTTCATCGCAGCAATACCATGATAGTTGTAGATGATAGCCGCATAGGGTGGGTAAAGTCTTTGCGTGAAATGATTGCCTGTCTGTATGCAGGACAGATACCTAAGTGGGATGTATCACAAGTTCGCCCTGCTGGAGCTAGGCTTAAGACATTTGGAGGTAGAGCATCAGGGCCACAGCCACTTGAGGACTTGTTTCTTTTCTGTATCGCAAAGTTTATGGGCGCTGTTGGGCGCAAGCTATACCCCATAGAATGCCATGATATTATGTGTAAGATTGGAGATGTGGTTGTTGTCGGTGGTGTGCGACGAAGCGCACTTATTTCTTTATCTAATCTAGGTGACGATCAGATGCGTCACGCTAAGTCGGGTGAATGGTGGAAGTATGAAGCCCAAAGAAATTTAGCAAATAATAGTGTAAGTTACAGAGGCACACCAGAAATGGGTACGTTTATGCGTGAATGGCTTTCGTTATATGAAAGTAAATCGGGTGAGCGTGGTATCTTTAACAGAGCAGCAGCTAACACACAGGTAGCAAAAACAAAACGTCGAGAGGAAGGATATGTGTGGGGTACAAATCCCTGCTCAGAAATTATTCTGCGCCCCTATCAATTCTGTAATCTATCAGAGGTGGTGGTACGGCCTACCGATACCACTCAGTCTTTAAATAAAAAGGTGAAACAGGCCACCATATTGGGTACGTTTCAATCCTGCCTTACAAACTTTAAATACTTACGGGCTATTTGGAAACGTAACACAGAGGAAGAAAGGTTATTGGGAGTTAGTCTAACGGGCATCATGGATAACCCTCTTCTGTTTGCTAAAGATGGTTTAGCTGGAGTGTTGGAAGACCTAAAGAAACAAGCTGTGTACACTAACAAGGCGTTGGCAAAGCAGTTGGGCATTCCTGTTTCTGCCGCCATAACATGTGTCAAGCCTAGCGGTACAGTGTCGCAACTAGTGGACAGTGCAAGCGGCATACACTCACGGCACAGCCCGTATTACATACGTACAGTACGTGCCGATAATAAAGACCCCATGACACAGTTTATGATTGATAGCGGTGTTCCAGCAGAACCGGATGTAGGTAAGCCGGAAAGCACTACAGTGTTTAGCTTTCCTTTTGCCTCACCTGAAGATGCTGTTAGTCGTGACGATAGAACAGCTATAGAGCAGTTAGAACTATGGCTTATCTATCAGAGACATTGGTGTGAACACAAGCCTAGTATTACCGTGACTGTTCGAGAGAACGAATGGTTAGAGGTAGGAGCATGGGTGTATAAACACTTTGATGAGATATCGGGAATAAGTTTTTTACCTTTTGATGAGCACATATATCAGCAAGCGCCCTATCAAGACTGTGATAAAAAAGAATATCTTGACTTGAAAAAGAAAATGCCCAATATTATAGATTGGGAGCGCCTTGCAGAGTATGAGAAGGAGGACACTACTACAGGAGCACAGGACTTAGCTTGCAGCGCAGGTGTCTGTGAAGTAGTGGATATACAGGCAGCATAGGAGTATTCATAATGCAGGAAGTAGAAATAACGCTTGACATGATAGACAAAGCCCGTGCCAAATCCACAGAGATGGGAGTGCTTAAGAACTCTATAATTCGTGGCAATGGAAACATAGCGGGGTTTGTTGGAGAGCAGATAGCCTTGCAATGTTTGGGAGGTGAGTGGCAGAACACTTATGAATACGATATACTTATGCCAAACGGTAAGCGTATAGATGTCAAGACAAAACAAACATCTGTTGCTCCTTTACCGGAGTACGATTGCAGCATTGCAAAGTTTAACACGAAACAGAACTGTGATTCTTATGCTTTTGTACGGGTCAAGAAAGACTTGACAATCGGCTGGTACTTAGGTACAATTGCCAAAGCTAAATTCTTTGACAAGGCACGATTTATGAAAAGGGGCACTGTTGATCCAAGTAACAACTACAAAGTTCAAGCAGATTGTTATAACCTAAAGATTAAGGACTTAGAAAATGGCACGTAGCAAACGATACTATGAGAAGTACTCTGTTCCTCCGCTTAAGTTACAGTTTGAGCGTGGTTATAAAGCATTTAAGGAAAAGAAACAGTGGGTAAAGAAACTTAGTTCGGGTGCTACCGTTATTACTACGTCTAATCCATACCCACACTACACCATGCAAGCAAAAGAGTGGCAGCGTGGATATGATAAAGCATACTTTGAGAGATTAAATGGACTTAGAACAAGAGGCTAGAAAATTTATGGAAAACAAAGGAAGCGGCTTGACATTTGATGATTATCAAAAGGAAGCAAAGAAGACAGCCATATATCCTAAGAGTGTTGGTGTTATGTATCCAGCATTAGGACTGACAGGTGAGGCAGGAGAGGTTGCAAACAAGGTCAAGAAGATCGTGCGAGATGGTTATGCAAACTCACCTGCTGATTGGAGAGAACAGGTGTCACACGAATTAGGAGATGTACTGTGGTATTGTGCCGCACTTGCATCTGACTTAGGATTATCGTTAGGAAGAATAGCTAAAGAAAATGTAAACAAACTATCTGGAAGACAACAGCGAGGAACTCTTGGAGGATCAGGCGACAGCCGTTAAAAAAAATAACGCCATACAAGGATGTAAGCTGGTACATTTAATGGTGTGCCAGCTTTCTCCTTATAGGCGCTGCGATTATAAGAGCAGCAGATGTACTGCACTTTATGGATGTGTTATTTAGTTGTATAGGCACAGCTATGTGGGGCTATGTCGGTTATATGTGGAATGACAGGGCATTGATACTTATCAATACAGTTGCCTGTGCTATACTGACAGTGGGTTTAGTGAGACTGATTATTTAACGCCGCCCTCTACGTCCTCTCTTTCTTCCACTTCCCTTAAGAACACCTGCTAATTCCGCAAGAGCAAAAAGGTCATTTGAGTCTGAAACATCAGGAGGACGGTCAAATTCCATTCTAAACTGTAGCAGTGCAGCCTTTCTTGTTTTTGGTGCCACCCTCCTGTAAGCCATTAAAGACTTCAAAAACAGTGCTCTTTCTGATGCTGCTGCCGTCGTTATATCTGGATCATCTTCTTTTATAGCGGCAATAACCTTTTTCTTCTTAATGCTACCTTCTGCAAACTTGCTCCTTATCTTTCTAAAGTCTTTCTCTACTTCGTTTCGGACCATTGTTCTAACGTAGTAGTTTTTATTGGGGTGCTTATCCTTATCCTCTGCTTCCCATTTATCACCAAAGTATTTTTCAAACGTCTTGGCCTTTTCTGCTATAGTTGGAACTGCCACTTTAAGAATGTTATTTTCAAGCCTTTTAATTGATGGCACTTTAGACTTTGATCCCTCCTTCCAATCTTTAAATCCTAAATCTTTGAGGTACTGCCCTGCTTCGGTATCCTCTGTTTTGAGAGTAACACCTAAAGCAAAAGACAGTAATGGCTGAATCCTTTTTGCATCCGGCCTTGTAAATATACCAGATCGCTTTGGCAATTTAGCTTCTTCCTCTGCAGAAAGAGTAATACCACTTTGATCAAATGTTCTACCTATTTCTTGTGTAAATGATGTTCCTAATTCAAGAGTAGGGTCTTTTGCTACATCTTTATACTCTACTCCTCTTGCTCCTGTTATTCTTTGCCATTCAGGAAGTTGCTGAAGTGGAACAGCCCATGTACGTAGATAGTTTCCGATACTTCTTCCAGCAATATTTGCTACTCGTTCACTTGCAACAAGATCATTAGCATTTGAAAATGGAATAGTTGCTGCGTTTAAAAACTCATCAACAAAACTAGCACCAACTCCCGACCTTAAGGGCTGTGCAAAAGTCTCCAGAAATTCGTCTTTATTTTCCCACATCCATTCTGCAAATCCATCTGCTCCGTATCGAACAGCTTGCTTCGCCGCCTCTCCTATAAACAAAAGTTGTCTTAAGGGAAATTGCGGAGATACATCCATGACAATTCCATCGTTGGTACGAACATTTTTATAGTCAGGAGGAGCGTCTTCTGAATCTCTGTACATATACGCTGCTACGATAACAGATGCGCCAATTGCATTACGACTTAATTGCTGCCTCATTTTTGCTGTTTGCTCTGCTGAAAGATCACCTACTTCTTTGCCCAATACTCTTTTTTGAATGCCGCGATTTACAAATTTAGTTAGAGGTATTGATGCACCACCCGCATACTGCCCAATAAGCTCCATTGAATTGAACATAAATCGAGGAAAAGGAGCAACAACAGTTAGACCATTTCTAGTTATAAAAGTTGATATATCTCGAAATGGCTGTACATCTGGTTGCTTTGCATATGTAATGTCTAGAGCACGGTCTGTGCTGTCCGCAACTAAGTCAATAAAGGACCGTGAACCTTTTGGACGTATGCCCGGAGCGTCATTTAGTAGATCATTTATCTGCCCTTGATTTACGGCTTCCATTAAATCAATGCCGTACTCTCTCTTAGTGAGCCTTTGCAACTCACCAAAGAAAACACCTCTACGAACTACCATCTCCTGCCAACGGTTAGGTATGTTTAACGCCATAGTCAAATCTTCAGCACCAGATAAAACTTTATCCGTTATCGTTCCTGATCCTCTACCTGTAGCAATCTGAATTTCGTTCAGATTGTTGTACATTCGATCCATCTGGTTAGCTAGTTGTGGTCGTTCTAATATCCAATCTGCATAGGTTCTTGCTGTCTTTGCATCTCCGTATATGTATTTGAGCATACGAAGACTACCTATCCAATTTTCTTTTGACACTAAAGCTTTTGCTCCTGCAGCCACGTTGCCCTCCTCTGCCAAAGCTTTTAACGAAGTGTCCATAATACTTTGTACAGCTTCTAAAGGACTACGCATATAGGCAGAGCTTAAGTTTCTAACTGCAGTTTTCAATTGAGATACAAGAAGTCCTCTGCGAATGTTTTCAACTCGCATAATAAAGTTACGAATATTTCCCTGTGCTGCTATAGTTGCTTTTTGCGCGGCTTGTTCTACGTCTGTGTCTGTTTTAACTCGTCTTAGTTGAGATAATTTATTAAGTATTTTACCTGCCTCTGATCCACCACTTACTACGGTTAACACGTAGTCGTCAAAGGTCAGTCCATACTGTCCTAATGTGTTCATTAAGTCTTGTGCATTATCTCCTGTGAGATCACCTTTTACAGTAAGATCAAAAA